CTCTCACGGTCGCTCCCGAAAATGAACTGTTTGCGAGGCGTGGTCTGCAAAAAGGCGGCCGAGTACAGAAGTATATCGACAGCGAAGTATTACGTTGCTGTGATAGTTATGTGCCAATGCTTACCGGTAAGCTTAAACAGTCCGGTATTACATCAACGGTAGTTGGATCAGGCATGGTGCATTACAACACACCATACGCCCGCAAAAATTATTACGATAACAAAGGTATGGGCAAGCAGGGGCTTAACCTTGGGGGCAAGCGAGGCAGACTATGGTTTGAGCGTATGAAACCCGATCATCTGTCCGGAATAATCAAAGGAGTGAAACGAATTGCCGGAGCAAAATAAAAGCCTTTTGGAGGCTATGAAAGAATATGTGTTACAGTATCCCAATCTTGGAGATATTGATCTGCACATAGACCAGACTGAGTCTGAACCTGTTAATTACAGTATACAGACATCAGGTCTTGTAAAACTCAGTGAGGACGTGTGCGGAAATCAGATATGGCAGTACAATGCTTTGCTCCAGAGCAGAGAGTACACAGCCGATGATCTGTCAAGGCTCAATGCATCAGCTTTTACGGAGGATTTTATCTTCTGGATTGAAAAACAGAACAGTAGCCGGAATTATCCAGAACTTGCAGGAAATTTTGAACCTATCAGTATATCCGCTGATAATGGCATACTGCTTGCTCTGGATGAGGACGGAGACAGAGGATTGTATCAGATACAGATACATTTTACATTTGAGGAGGAAATATAAATGGCAGCTACAGGAATAAAAAAGCTTAAAAGAAGTCATCTTATGCATTTGTTGGATTCCACTTTTGGCGGAGAAACTCCGTCATGGTTCCTGATCGGCAAAAACATTGAGGATATGTCTATGGATTTGGGACCGGATACCGCGACTGTTAAGAATATCCTTGATGAAACAGATGTAAATGACAACGGTTACGAACCTAGTTTGTCTGTTGAAACCTACTACGCAAATACAGAAGATGCGATTTACGAAAAGATCAAATCTATTGCGTTGGATCGTCTTGTTGGCGACGACTGCAAGAGCAAATATCTTGAGGTGCTTATCGATAAGACCGAAGGTCCTTACGATGCATGGATGGAAGATTGCATCGTTAAGCCGCAGTCATATGGCGGACCGCAGGGCGGTGTCAACATACCGTTTAATATCCAACCCTGCGGCAATCGTATTAAGGGTACTGTAACAATCGCAAATAAAGTGGTGACATTTACGCCGCTGGCTGAAGGATAATTTGAGGGGCGACTAAGCCCCTCTTTTCTAAGGAGTGTTTTTTATGTCAGAAACAATTAAGCTTAGTTTTGACGACGGATACAAAAATATCGAATTAAATGGGAATCCGGATAAAATAATCCGTATTAATCCAACAGATACTCAGTTTATTAACCGAATTTCAGGCTTTGATGAGAAATATGAGAATATACGCAGTAGATACGGAGATATCGATATGAACTCTATCAATGATCTGCAGAATCTTGATGAGAATAATCCGGACTTTGAAAAGCTGAAACTTGCCGCTGATAGTGTGGACAAACTTGATATGGCGGTGAAGGATCTTATAAATGAGATCTTTGGTTATGATATTTCATTAATAGTATTCGGAACTGATTCATGTCTTTCGCCTGCCGGAGGTCAACCAATATTTATGAATTTTATGCAGTGCATCTTCGCGTACATAAATGAATGTTCTGTGGAGGAAAGAAAGAAATCACAGGAGAAACTTAATTCCTATGCGGCACAGCGCAATACCATTGTTGGTGAAACAAAATGATAGGTGCATTGCCTAAAGCTTTGACAGTCAACGGTAAAATATATTCAATATATAGTGATTATCGCGTAGCTTTGCTGATTTTTTCTATGTGCAATGACGATACGCTTAATGACAAAGCCAAAACATATGGATGTATACAACTGTTGTACAAGCATCACGATCAGATACCTAACTCGGATCTTTACGAAGCGGCAGAACAAGCCAAATGGTTTCTTGACGGCGGAGATATGCCAAAATCTAAACGTCAACCTAAACCGTTGATAAACTGGGATCAGGATGAAGGGATTATTTTTCCAGCTCTCAATAAGGTAGCAGGAAAGGAAATTCGTGAAATTGATTATATGCATTGGTGGACGGTTTTAGGCCTTTTTAATGAGATTGGTGAGGGTTTATACAGTAATGTTATAAATATACGCTATAAGCTTGCACACAATAAAAAACTTAGTAAAGGAGAACAGGACTTTTACCGGAACAACAAAGAACTTATTGATATTAAGGTGAAGCTTACAGCAGAGGAACAGGATGAACTTGATTTTATAAATAATCTGTTATAAAAAAAGTCAGCCCGTTTGGACTGACTTTTTTATTACGCCCACCACTGATTACCGCAGTTAAGGCAAGTTATACGAACTTTTTTTGCTCCTTTGTTTCCGGAAACAAGACCTATTGGACCGGCAACAGCAGTTCCTATGACTGCTTTTCCGACTCCAAAGCCTTTTTTGTTTGCCGTAAGCGAAGTACTTCCACATTTAGGACAGCAAGCAATACCGTTTTTCTTGTTTTCCTTTATACGCTGACGTTTTGATAACGTTTTTTCTTCATGTTGTGTTTCGCCTGTTTGTGATGAAGTTGATGTGGTTACTTCCATCGGTATAAAAGTATTATTGCTAAGTGCGGAGAAGTAACCACATAACTCAGCAATTTTTTTATTATTGTTAAAGAAAAACATTACGTTATATGATTTTCCGTTTGCTGTTATAAACAAGCGACCGTTCTCGGAAGGAGTTCCGGCTGTATATCTAATATCTGATATGTCGGATACTTTTATAGTTTCGCTTTTGAGCCCACTTTTGTATGAGATCTCCGTTTCCGAAACTATTATAGTTGACACAAAAGCCGATTTTATTGTGGCATTCATAGGTATAGTTGAAATCGAGTTGACTTCTTCAATTTCGGTTTTATTGTGATGCAGAATTTCAGTTCCACATTTCATGCAGAAATCTGATTCATCGGATATTTCTGCGCCGCATTTAAAGCAAAACATAACATTTCCTCCCATTATGTATTTTTTTCATTATACAGCGTATGGAGGATTTTGTCAAGAAAGGAGGCTGATATAATTGGCAATTGACGGCAGACTTAATTTCGATACAAAAATAGATACAAAAGGATTTTCCAAAGGTATAAACAGTTTAGGTAACCAGCTTAATAATCTCCGAAATATAGTTTTAAAAATGGGTGCAGCACTTGGTACTGTGTTCAGTGGAAAAGAAGCTCTTGAAGCTGCTGCAGATATAAATGCTGCAAATTCTCAAATGCAACAGACTTTTGGAACTTTAAAATCTGCTGCAGATAATGCTATGAAAAGTGTAGCTGATAACAGTAGCATTCTTCAGACAAGACTTCAAAATGTAGGCACATCTATTTATGCTTTTGCTAAAACTACGGGTATGGATTCAGTTAGTGCTCTAAAAATGATGGAAGAAGCGTTGCAGGTAACAGCAGACAGTGCGGCATATTACGATCGAAGCCTTGAAGATACTGCAGAAAGCCTAAAATCGTTCTTGAAAGGCAACTTTGAAAACGATGCTGCTTTGGGTTTGAGTTGTACAGAAACTACGCGAAACACAGCGGCTAATAAACTCTATGGAAAATCATTTATGGAATTATCCGAAGCTCAGAAGCAACTTACACTATTGCAAATGGTCAAGGATGCAAATGCTCTTTCTGGAGCGGAGGGACAAGCCGCGCGAGAAGCAGACGGCTGGGAAAATGTCATCGGTAATCTGAAAGAGTCTTGGAAACAGTTGCTTGCTGTAATAGGACAGCCTGTTCTTTCTGGTGCTGTAACAGTTGTAAAAAACATAACAGCGGAATTGCAAAGTTTGACAGCTGTTGCTAATTCAGCAGTTAAAGCACTTTCTGAGGTGTTTGGAATTAAACTGATGAATACAACAGATGGAGTTGCTGAAAGTTCTTCGCAGGCGGCGGAAAATTATTCCGATATGGCAACATCGGCTGAAGCTACTGTCGAGGCTCAAGAAAATGCACTTGCAAGCTTTGATCAGATAAATAAGCTGGCGGACAACAGTTCCTCATCTGATACAAATGCATCGCCAGTGGTCGGTACTCTAAGCGGCAATACGATCTCCACTACTGTAGATGTTGATACATCTGATGCCGATAAAAAGCTTAAAGATTTTTTTTATTGGGTAAAATCATCTTTTAATACTATTTTTACGCCATTTAAACAAGCTTGGGATAAAAATGGAGTCAAGGTAACAGATAGTATGAGATTTGCTTTCGAGGGTGTATGGAGTGTTATCAAAAGCATAGGCGGATCATTCACCGATGTTTGGAGTAACGGAACGGGCGAACAAATTTCTGAACATTTACTCGGTATATGGACAAACATTAATAATACAATCGGATATGTGTCACGCAATTTTTCCTCCGCTTGGTCTGATAGCAGTGGTACAAAAATTATTCAGGACATTCTTGATATTTTTAATGATATACTCGACACAATTGAAAACATAACGGCAGACACTGTTGAATGGGCGCAGAACATTGACTTCTCACCGCTCATTACATCATTTGAAAATGTAACATCCGCATTAAAGCCTTTAACTGCCGACATATTTGACGGTATCGAATGGTTCTGGGATAATATTTTGCTCCCTATGGCATCATGGACTATAAGTACTTTGATACCAACATTTCTTAATTTGCTGGCGGCAGCTATAAAAGTTCTTGATTCAGCAATTTCAGCGTTAAAACCTATGGGTAAATGGCTGTGGGATAAATTTTTGAAGCCTATTGCAACATGGACCGGAGGTATTATAGTAGGCGCGTTGAAAGGTATTACATCAGCCTTAAATGGGGTTAGTGACTGGATAAAGAATCATCAGACTGCTGTCGAAAATTTTGCTGTTGTAGTTGGGACTTTGGGATCGGCATTTGCAATATCCGGAATAATTCAAGGCGTAGTAAGTGCATTTGCCGCATTGGCGGCAGGAACAAGTGTATTGACACCGTTAATTACTGCACTTGGTGTAGCAGTTAATTTTTTGACGAGTCCAATCACACTTGTATGTCTAGGAATCGGTGCGCTTATCGCTATCGGCGTATTGCTGTACAAAAATTGGGAAACAGTAAAACAGTTTTTTATTGATTTGTGGGACAGCTTTAAAATGACCATACAGCAATTTGTAGACTGGGTAACAGAGGTCTGGACATCAATTAAAGACTTTTTCGCCGGAATATGGCAAGGCATAAAAGATGTATTTGCCGTCGTGGCAGAATGGTTTACGGGAATTTTCCAAGCAGCTTGGGACGGTATTTTGTCTGTCTGGAATGCCGTTATAGGTTGGTTCTCAAATCTGTGGACAGGAATCAAAGACATTTTTTCTGCAGTAGGAAGTTGGTTTGGAGATATATTTACAACTGCGTGGACAAATATAAAATCGGCGTTTTCGGCTACAGCACAATTTTTCAGGGATTTGTGGACTGCAATAAAATCACCGTTTATTAAGGTAGCTGATTGGTTTAAAGATATATTTTCAAAGGCTTGGCAAGCAGTTAAGGACGTATTTTCGACTGGTGGCAAAATTTTTGACGGTATCAAAGAGGGTATAACAGGAGTATTCACAACGGTTGTAAACGGCATAATTGGCGGAATAAATAAAGTTATTTCTACTCCACTGGATTTTCTTAATGGCATACTTAATGATATTCGTGATATTGAAATAGCAGGCTTTACACCATTTGATGAGTTTTGGGACTATGACCCTATACCAGTTCCTCAGATTCCAATGCTCGCCACCGGCGCGGTAATTCCGCCGAACTCCGAGTTTCTTGCGGTTCTCGGCGACCAGAAACGCGGCACAAACATCGAAGCTCCGCTGGATACGATCAAGCAGGCTTTGTTTGAGGCGCTTGCTGTTTACGGCGGAGCTGTAGGCAATCAGAAAATAAGCGTAACGATACCAATCGAAGTAAAGGGCAGAGTGCTGTCACAGATCGTTATTGACGATATAAATGATTTTATCAAGCGCAACGGCAAATCGCCGATAAAAGTATAGGAGGGATACTATGAAATCAAATGGATTGAAATTTGAAGAAGAAACGGTAGCCACTCCTGCTGAAATTACTTTTTGTAACAATAAAATCTGGTCGGGCAATGCAGGGCGCACCGCTAATTGTCTTATGGTCGGAGACATCAGGGCTATAAAGAAAACGGTCACTATTAAATGGTATCATCTCACAGGCGAGCAGACTGCACAGATAAATAAGTATATCTCAAATGTTGATAGCCCATTTTTTAACGCCACACTTTTGGACGAGACTTTTAATGAAATCAAAATAAGGGTCTATGCAGGAGATCCAAGCTATGAAATATTCGGCTGGGACGAAAAGCGGCAGTTTTGCAAAGGCGTT